ATTACTATGTTCCAAGATGTTAATGTAGCGCCTAAATTAGCACTAGGGCCTGTTGGAACCGTAGAAACACCAGCTGTATTTGGTATGTCATTTGTATTTTTTCTAAACCAAAAAGATACGTTATCTATTGAACTTTTGGGATTTAGAAGCTGAGCGCTAAACTGTATGTTGTAATAACCAGCTACGGCAAATACAATTTTAGTGTTATCTGCGGGGTCTAGAGCTATCTGATTGCTGACATCTGTTGTATCAAATGGGACTTGTAAAGCAGTAGTTGCAGATGGCACTGCCTGGGCTTCAGTTACATAAACTCCAGCAGAATGAGCAGCGCCACTAGAGCCGTACTCTGAACGGGTAATTCCTGTAAATGAGGTGGCAGTTTTGCCTGTATAACTAATTAATTCTTTACCAATCAGAATCGTGCCAACGGATGCAAAGTTAGCGGTTGAGGCTACAACAATAGCCGCCGTTGAACTTGAGTTTGGTATGGCGTTAGTCAAGGTTGTAAAACCGTCTTGAGAAAATGCACCGTTAGGAAACTGTAAAAGACCCCCACCAGTAGGTGATAGCAACGATGCCATGCCATTATCAATCTGGTTGAAATATAAACGCAAGGCGTTAGTAAGCTGGTCAACATAGCGCTGGTCATAAACAATTGGCGCAACCAGTAAATTGGGCGCTTTTGGTGGGCGAAGGGGGGCTGCTCGTGAAAGTGTCATCTCTTACCATCAGGACGAATATCAATCCGTGGGCTACCTAACTGCCAAGCTACACCTAAGTCGGTAGATGTAATCTTAAATGCCATTTGGCGCCCACGAAGGCGGGTATATACCTGACCATCAAATAACTGAACGTCATAGTTGCGCTGACCTGTGTAGTTCTGGTCGCTTTGCACATCGGGCGAATCCGCTAATCCGTACTGTGTTCCAGAGTTTCTACGGGGTCTAACCGTCATAGTTACCTTGGGCTCATTAACATTAGAGCCGTTAAACGTAATGTCTGGCAGGATGCGCCACACAAAGCCAAAGTTATGTCCATCACCGATGTCAAAGTCAGACGACTGGATATACGACTCAATCGGTACTGGGGTTAACCCCGATACATCATCTACGTTAGCCTCGTGGTACAGAATCTTATTGCCTGTTGGATAGGCAGCCATTGGGAACTGACGTAGTGGGGAATCAAGCCAAGCGGAACGATCCATAGTGCCGTACGACCATACCCGCTCGAGGTAGTTATAAATTACGTACTTGTCAATCGTATTACTATTTTCAGAGCAGTAGAACCACCATACCTCGCTATAGGCTTCGTTTGATCCAGCAAACACTTGGAATGCCTGGTCTTTATTAATGTCTTCAAATACATACTTCCACAGCGAGCAAGGCAGGGTTTCTACACGGCCTGTGTATGAGAAAAACTTATCTACGCCCATCCAGTAAGTAACGTTGTTAATCGTAATAGTCGCGTTTGGACCCATTACAGAAATATTGTCCTGCAACAACTGAAAGCCCCAGATGTAGGGCGGTCCTAAGTACTGCATAGAGTAAATAGCGGCATCAGACCAAACTAGAATCTCCTGACGGGTAGATTCGGCACACATAATGAACGAGCCAATATTGAGACGGTACTCACCAGACTGGTTAGTTGCAGCAGGCACCCAGTCAAATGGGTTTTCTTGGTCAGACCAGCGTACTAAAAGGGGGTCAAATGTTGTATTAGCATCTAACGGATCATATGGATTTGCACCAAAAGCAATAGCAAAACGCTGAATTGCCGAGCCAATAATCTGATTAGTTGTATTCGGCACAAACTGCCCTGCAAATCCTTCGTTTGTAGATACCGTATTTAACAAAACTGCTCGTTCTGTAATGCCAAGAGTTGCATCCCAGTAATAAATTGAGCCGCCACGAGGAGCAATAAGCAGGTCTTCACCAAAGTTGTCGTTTGTCCAAAGGCGTAACTGCTGACCAATACCTACAGAAGCTGCAGCGCCCCAACCACGGAATGGAGCCACGGGAGTTGAAACTACAACGGTTCCACCAGTTGGGCCGTTATTAGAGGTAGTGTACGTATTAGACCCAATAACCGTTGAGAAGGTGTAGGCGTTGGCGTTCACTACAGTAATTGGCATTGCCTTAATAAACGGGGCAGATGCTTGTCCACAAACGTTACCAGATATGCTGTTGAAATAAACCGAATTGCCGTTAGAAAGACCGTGGGCAGTCTGAGTTACTGTAACCGTGGTGCTGGGACTTGTACAAGTAAATGGATCAGTAAGTGAAGTTTGGATATAAGTAGGCCATGTGCCTGCGCCCCATCCAGTGCCTACAACGAATGTATCTAAGCCAGTATTAACCTGAAAGGCTACATTTATGGTGTTGCCACCACCAGCGGCTACTGTGGTGTTTGCGGTATTTGCTACGACAATAGTGAACTGTGTAGTTGATTTGTAGGCAATCTGGTGTTCTTGGTTAATATCCGCCGCTGTAATCGTACCAATAGCATTTGCGCCAGTAATGGTTACAAAGTCATTTGTTACTCCACCATAGTTTGCAATAGTCAGCGTAATTACATTAGAACCGCTTGTGGTTGATATGCAGTTAACCGTGTTTGGGGTAGAAACTGCAGTAAATGTAGCGCGGATAGGCGTGACATCGTTATATTCACCGCCCTGCTCAATATAGTATTTAAGGTTAGTACCAACACCCAGTAAATTAGCACCGTTTAAAGTTACCCAATTCCACAAAATACGGCAAACACCCATAAACGTGTCATTGGATAAGCGGATCCAGCCGCCAATCTTCTCAGGAAAACCAGAACGAAAACGCACCTTGTCGCAGGCGTACCAACCCCCTTCGTTACTGTAGTCAGTACCTTCTCTGTTGACACCTGGGCGAAACTGAATTTTCTGGAGCATAAATGTGATATACTTCCTGCTTAGCTGTTAACAAGGAGACTATTATGTTTGTATATATCTGGAAACACAATGAAACCCCTTTTTACGTTGGTATGTCCAATTCCCGCAGAAGAGCCGATCCAACTGTGTCCAATCCTAGAGGATGGTTCTGCAAACAAAAACTTGCGGAAATAGGCGCAAAAAATGTTGTAGTTGAGATTCATACAAAAGATACTGTAGAAGAAGCGCAATTACTTGAACGTAGTTTAATTGAAAAGTACGGAAGAATACAGCTTAATACAGGAACCTTAACCAATTTACGTAGAGGCGGTGAAGGGCGAAAAAATATGTCGGAAAAAGAAAAAACCGCTCTTAGTAAACGAATGACTGAAAATAATCCTACACGCAAACCAGAAACACGAGCTAAAATTACTGCCCGAATGAATGACCCAGATGTAAAAGCCAAATTCACTGGTGATAACAACCCAGCGACACGTCCTGAAGTCCAAGCTAAGATACGCGCTAAATGGGCCGAGCCAGGGTACAAAGAGGCAATGGCTGCCAAGCGTAAAGGTAAGCCGATCCACTCAGATGCTGAAAAGGAAAAACGTAGGCAAGCGCTTTTAGATCCTAACCACCCAATGAGAAATGCACACATCAAACTAAATACTGACCCTGACATTAAAGCTAAACGAGTAGCCGCGTTGCGTACGCCAGAAGTGCAGGCAAGAATATCTGCATCTTTAAAGTTGGCTTGGGCTAAACGCAAAGGTCTCACGGGTTTACCCTAACATTTTGAGTGCTTCTTCTTTGACCTCGGCAACACGCCTCGACCAGCCCTTACCAAAAGTTTCGAAGGTCTTTAGTGATTGTAAGAACTCTAGCCGTTTTGCGCAATACAGTTCTATTAGTCTTGTCGGGTCTTCTTCGGCTTTCTTTACGGCTGCAAGAGTAGCTGGACCAAAACCACCATCAGCAGTAACCCCAACGCACGACTGCAAAAACTTAACGGCGCGCCCTGGACCTGAATTAACAGCGACATCGAAAACGCAATAATCAACACCATCCACAAGATCATCAGCTCGGCAAGCATCCCAGTACTTCCTTTTATAAAGCGGTGCAACGGTTTCAGGGGTTAGCGCCCGCATCTGTTTCTCGTCAACCTCATGGCCTACCCACTCTTCCCAAACCCGTTTAGTCACGCCAAGGTTGGTCATACCACCTGGGTCTTGGGGATGATTTACAAAACCGCCCTCGTGGGCAAGCATCTTAGCTAAGCACTTCTCAAAGTTACTTTGCATCTTTTTCTTTCGACTTCATATCCATGATTTTTTCAAGGGTACGACCGCCAAAATAGAATGACATCACAAGCATGCCCCAATTTCCAAGCAAAGTTACGTAGTTTTGGTTGGCTTCGTATCCAAATGCAGACATCATTGCAAAGGTAAAGTACCCGCCAAGAATGATTAAAAGCGTCATTGGGCGTATGTTTTTAGACATCCAAGAGTCCGATGCCATATCTGGTTCATGGCGCTTAGTCAGTTCTTGGGCTTCTACGCTGTCAGCTTGAAGTTCCGCTAGTTTGCCTTCTTGGGCAAGTTTGGCTAGTTCTAACTGGGCTTGGGCTTTAGCTGCTGGGTCAGGTATTAGCTTGTCAATTAGCTTCATTCCTACGCCAACAATGGTGTCTAGTCCTAGCATTATTTTTTACCTATCTTTTCACGTTCTTCAAGAAGTTTTACTCGCACGTGCATATCATGAATTTCACGGTAAATTTCTTCTCGCATTTTTGCCCTACGTTCTGCTGAAATAGGACTGTCTGTTGGTACTCCTTCGCTTGTAATTAACGCTGGCATCTTGCCTTCAATTTGCGTTAAACGAGTTTGGAATGAATGTACTTGACCCAGCAACCAACCCATGCAAACAACCACAATAGGAATAACTGCCTTTAAAAGGTCTTGCATATTCATGCTTTACTCCTTACAACGTGCTGCCGCCAAATGACATATTGGCAACTACGATAGCTACGTGCTGCTCTGGCTCGTCTAAAGAATGACCACAATCACTGCACACTTTGGCAGCTAACTCAACCTCAGAAACATCGTACCCGCAGTTAGGGCAGTAGATTTCAATCGTATGACGTGGCTTAAATTCGCCACCGTCCATGGAGTCTTGGATTGTTTTAATCATGGCTGTACCTTTAGCGCATCAATTTGTGCTTGCAGTTGAGCAATCTGCTCTTCTTTAGTCGGTTGTTCTGCTAAAGATTGCTGGTACTGTGTTTGTAATTGTGCAATTTCTTCGGCAGTCAATTCAATAACTTGACTTTCACCAGTAATTACATTGATTTCTATTCTGTTCATGGTTTACTCATAAAGAATGTTGATTGAACCACCGTTAAAAGTGCCGCCATTGGCAACAATTCTAACTCTGTCTAAAGTTCCACCTAAAGCCAATTTACCAGCACCTGAACTATATTGAGTGTTTGTACTATCAATAAAATAAAGAGTTTCAACCCAAACATTTGAACCAAGCAATGATATGTATATTGCACCCTGCATTAACGCATTAGCACCGCTTGGGCCACGCAAATTAAATCCAGTTGTTGATGCAGTATTGCTTCCACCATTTGTAGAACCTTGAGCGACATAACCTGTAGAAACAATACCGCCTGATGTTCCAAGTTGAAACAAAAATGCTGGAGAAGTTCCTGAATTTTGGCTTACGCCATCAAACATTATGGTAATACGCTTTACCCATGATGGAATAGAAGTAAAATCAACAGTAGAGCCTGAAGCTGTTACAGCGGTTCCAGCAACAAAAGCCCCTGAGTTATCCTGTACACCTGTAGTACCGTTAAGGACTAATGGCATATTACACCTCTGCTTTCAAAGCCCGTAATTCGTCTAATGTTGTAGCGGTGATGTTAGTAATATCACGCAAACGATTCTTTTCA